ATTAAGTTTTACTTTCATATCAGCCTTGTATTGTTGGGCTAAAAATAGAATCATCTGTGCATATTCTGTTTTGGGTTTCAATACCTCATATGAAACAAGCATTCTTAATGGAAACAAAATACTAAATGGATATTTTTTATCCGCATTATGAGGGTGATAATGGTCGGGACTAAATGAAACAAACTCTTCTCCACCAAAAGCCTCTTTTTCCCAATGAATCATTTGTAATACCCCATAGAATGTTTTTTCGCCTGTTTCATCAGCCATAATGATTTTCATATATTCACCATCTAATTCTTCACTTTTATCTTTTATCATATTTATTCCTCCAACAATACTGCAACATCAGTCGAATAAAACAAAGAAGCAATTGACATAGCCGCAAGCAAACTATTCTTAGTTACCTTTACGGGGTCGAATACTCCATCTTCTTTAAGGTTACTAGTTTCACCTGTTAGTGCGTTAAATCCATACGGGTAATTAGCATTGTTATCACATACTAAATTACTGTTTTCGTATAGAGTTACATATGGGGCTTGTAGTCCATCTATAAACCACTTAGGAAGATTACTTCTTATTTGTTGCATACATTCTATTAATGCTAATCCGCCACCAACAACAATACCTTCTTCTAAGGCTGCTTTAGTTGCATTCAAAGCATCATCTAGTCTTTCTTTCTTTTCTCTCATTTCAATAGATGAAGATGCGCCAATCTTAATTGTAGCAACTCCGCCTTTTAATCTAGCAATTCTAGCCTTTAGTCTTGCTAATTCATGTCCTTTTGTTTCTTCAGCAGTTTCCTTCAATGAAGTTATTCTTGAAGAAGTATCTCCTTCGCCACCAATAAATGTAGTGGTTTCTTTTGTAATAATAACTTTAGAACAAGTTCCTAAATCTGTTTCAGTAAATAAAGTAATATCATCTTTACTTTCTTCAGCGAATACCTTTCCGCCTAATAGAGACTGAATATCACTTAACTCATCTAATTGAGCATCACCAAAGTTAGGTGCTAATACTACTGCACATTCCACCGTTTTGTTTAGAAGATTCATAACTAAGTTATTAAGTGCTGAACCATCCATACCCTTACAAAGAATCAACAATGGCCTACTATGACTTGCTGAATACTCAAGTAATGGCATAATGTCCTTAAACTTTCTAATGTTCTTATTAGACATTAAGACAACAGGATTTGTAAACTCAACTTTACCACTATCGGTATTACACATAAGATGACTCAAATAGCCTTCGGGTATCTCCATACCTTCTCTTAGAATCAATTGTGTTTGATAATTATTAGATTCTTCAACAGTGACGATTCCATCACGACCTACTTTAGAAAGTGCCGCTTGAATTAATTCACCTAAATTAGAATCATTATTTGCAGCAATAGTAGCAACATTCATAATTTCATCATCAGAAACAGGTTCAGCAAGATTATCTAATGCGTTAATAATTTCTTCTCTAATCCTTTCTATATCTTTATTAAATGTATGAACAGACATATTATCGAGTTTAGCAATATTATTACAAAATGCTTGTGCTAAAATACAAGCAGTTGTTGTTCCATCGCCACTTCCTTCTTGTGCTTTACTTGCTAAGTTTTGAACCAGTTGTATTCCCATTTGAACATAAGGGTCTTCATTACTAATATATTTTGTAATAGTCACGCCATCGTTAATAACAACAGGTGGATTACCTTGTAATATAACTGTCTTGGCTTGTGGGCCAAGTGTAGGTTTTACTGTATTTGCTACAATATCTATTCCTTCTAGCAGTTTTTCTTTAACTTCTTTTCCGTGTATAATCATTCTTCTTCACCTACTCTAAAATTATTATTTCTTGCAATTTGACAACATACTCTAATTTTCTGTGTGGAATGTAAGTTCCAAAAATCACCATGTTGCCATTTGAATTTATCTTCAACATATTGACACAATTCTTTTCTTGACATATTCTCAAAATCAGTATCAATATCAATACCAAGAATTGCGCCCTTTTCATTCTTTAGAAAAGAATCTAAGAATACATAGACTTTGCCCATCAAACTAATTGTTTTTCTAAGAGTCCATTGTATCAATTTAATACCCCCAACAAATCTTCTAGAGGAACAAATACATAATCTTCATAAGTATTATGTCTGTGTCTATCATCGAATAAAACTATTTTACCTTCTATTTCCGGCCATGCTGGACAAGAATGGACTAATCCTCTCCCATCTATTTTAACTTGAATACCGGAACTAGACTCTGAGTTTTCTAGTTTAATTGCTGCAAAATTACCTAATGCTTTCATTGTTCTTCCTCCGTAAATCCTGAAATACGAACCCATTCTTTTCTTGACAAATCACTTTCATCAACAAATGTATAAATATGTTCTTTGTAAAACTTAGTTAGTTGTCTATCTCTAAATCCTTTCTTACCCCAATAAACACCCTTTTGTTTATCGTTAGAGTTTTTATCATTAGGATGATTCAACGAATGTTGTTTTCTTTTTTCAGAAAGAGTTACACTAACTGTTGCTACCTTTTCCTCTCTAAAAAAACTTTTACCTCTATCATCTGTATCTTGAACAAATCTCGAAGCCCTATTCATAGGTCTATCGGGATATTTTCTTACTGCACTTGAACCATTTTTAATTCTTTTTATTCTTGTCATCTTTTATTCACCTTTCTTATTGTATTTGTTTTAACTAATTTTTGAATTGAAATAATTGTTGTCATTATTCCATCAACCTTTAGAATAAGAGCATCCTTATTCTCGTTGAATTGTAATTCAGTCACATCATCAATATAAGGAGTTAACCAAGTAATGACTTCTCTTTCCCAAGTCATTCTTCTTCACCTGCCCATTTCTGTATTCTGTCTTCTTTGCCGTTTACATAGATAGTTAATTCATTAGGACTATTATTAGTCCAAGAACCCCAATGATTATATCCGCCTAATACAATTGCATTTTGCATATTTGTGTCCCAAATACTGACTGTTCTAATATCCACGCCACTAAAATAAGCCGAACCAAAGGGATGAGTATGAATCCAACATTTAATTGGTAACTTCATTCCAATTGGCGGTTGCATACCAAACTCAACATATCCTGCTGAACCTGTTGTTACATAACAATTATTGTCACCATCAATAACAACTTGAATTTCTAGTTTAGGTAGTATTTCAGTTGAAGCATACCAAATAGCACTATGAAACTCAAATGTATTCCAAACATTTCTATAATGACCGCTATCAATACATTCTTTATATTTATTTTGAATGTATTGTTCTGCTTCTGCTCTCGCTATTTCTATATCAGCAAGATACTTGTCATAACCATCATCATCACTGTTAATCTCATCAAAAAAATGGTCTTTCAATCTTCCCAATTTATTCACCTCTTAACTTGTCTAATTTGGCTTGAGCCTTAGCAACCTTCTTATCTTTTTTAGCCTGTTTCTTAGCCATACGCTTCTCCTTACGGGATAGTTTAACAGGCTTTGCGTCTTGTTCCTTTCTCAATTTGATGGCTTCTGCGGCCTTCATAAGCATCGAGATATGCTCAGGTTTTGCGCTATCAACCAACTTTTCTAAGCGACCTGCGATTTGGCTATATGTTCTATTATAGCGTTTTCTTGCTTCATCAATAGATAACTCATAAAAGTTACAAAGTAAATCAAAATCCTCTTCTTGAGTCCATCTCGGAGTATAAGTTCTCTTTGATTGCTTTTTGGTTTTCTTTTGTGGTTTAGGCGAAGGTTCTGGTTTATTCACCTTAGCCGTTTTCTTCGCCTTATACCATCTTTGTTCAGCCGAAGTTATACTTCTGTTTAACTTCTTTGCTAAAGCCAAAACTTCTTGACGGTTTTTACAAGCCATCAATTGCCTATCTTCTTTTGTAGTCCATTTTCCTTTTTTCATATTATTCACTCTCTTTTCTATTTGTTTTTCCACCATATTTTCATGTTGAATCTTTCCTTGTATTACTAACTTCTTTTGATGTTCACTAAGTTGCTTTTTTGATAACTTGTGCCCAAACTGTTCTTTAAATCCCTCGATGGTTCTAGTGACGCTAAAGTTATTTAGGAAACAAGCATTTAGAAATACTTCTTCTTCAGGAGTTAGATGTGCTTTATGCGTGACTACTTTACCTGTTAGAAGTGTTTGTTTGTATTTAGTATAAAGATAATTACCTGTTGTATTATGCTTATATTTTCTGTTGTAACTCTTGGCTATCTTTTTCCAAGTTTTACCTTTAGATTTTTGAATTACTATCCAAGCAACTACTTCTCCATTCCAAGTTAATTTTCTTTTATCTGCATTATTATTCATACATTCACAACCATATATTCTCTTACTTGTTCTTCATTAAACCATCTTTGAATCCATTGTGCGCCTAATCCTGCAATTGCTACTTGCATAAAATGAACATTCTTATTTGTTCCATCCCAAGAATCTCCTTGACAAGAATAACTTCTATCATCACCTGCTAAAAGCATATCATACATTTCAGGATTAGCCTTATGCGACACAAGCGCAGCGTTTCTGCCTTGCGCTCTAAGGTCAAGCCATTTAAGACTTGTGTTGTATAAGGTTCTTCTTACTCCTAAGTTATCCACGCAACAAACTACCAAATCATATCCTTGCATTTGTTTTTCAGTTAGAATAGGATATGGAGTTGCTTTAGAAACAGATTTGTAATAATTATTTTTCATAACTTCTGCCTTATTTTGTTCAATGTGAGCATTACCAAAGTTTTGATAAGGTATATTCTTTTTCTCAACTTTATCGGGGTCTGCTACTGTTATATCATATAATTTTACTTTGTTTAGAAATTGAATCAAAAATGACCCAATTCCACCTGCACCTATAACTAATACTTTTCTCACTTTAATTCCTCCTTTAACTTATCATTGAAATGAACTTCCATCTGAAAACAATAAAACTGTAATAGTAGCCAATCATTAAAATCAAGTAAATCAGTTTGTTCTTCATCTATTGCCATTTGATGAATTTCTTTACTGCCTTCTAAAATCTTATTGAAGATAGAGCCTCTTTCAACAAATACCATATCTAGTTTAGAATTACTAAAAACATTTATTGTGTCGCTCATTCAAAACCAACTCCAAATCCTGCGCCTCTTTGCAAATCAGCCTCAAACATTTGTTTCATCTGTTCATACCTTCTTTCCATATCTCTAAAGGATGCTAAAAAGAACTCTGGTATTTCCTCACAATCAAAAGAAATAACTGTATTCTTTGGAATCATTGTAAATCCTGTATCAGTTTTTACACCAATATATTCATTAAATGGCCCATCACCAATAATAAATTCTCCTTCTATTTCTGCTTTCTCATATGTGTCAACTAAATGACTTCCATTCTTATAATATACTATCTTTATATTCATATTCTTACCTCAAAATGTTTTGCCGTGCATAAACTCACGGTCTTTGTTATATTCTATCTTTGCTAGAATTGCACCTGCAATATCCAAATCTTTACCAAAAGCATAATCCATAATACGAATTACTGCATCTGCTAATTCTTCTTCAACTTTAGTGAAATCCATTATCTTATTTGATGTTGGATTATTATGTCTCATGGCTTCTAAAGCCTCACTGATTTCAGAATGTATGAGAGCCATAACCTCACCATCATTTCTTTCAGTATCTTTCCAAAAACCATGATTAACTGCTATTGTGTAAATCTCTTTACACTTCTTATTCCATTCTTTTTCAAAGGACAAACTTCTCATCTCCATTTGGGTCAAACAATCCTCTTTTGATTGCTAACTTCATCATTTTATTTACATGACCTTTTGGTGCATGTCTCTTTGCATAAATAAGAACAGTATCTCCATTTGGCACAATTGTTGAACAATCGGGGCAAACGGGGGCATCTGTCTTATTACATCTTGTATTTGCCTGTATTTTACAATAACTGCATACCGGCATTTTGCTTTCCATATTTCTTAGTCCTACCATTTTATTCACCTATTTTATTTATATCTTTACCTTTTAATTCTTTTGCGTTGTTATAGCCAATCATATTTAGAATGGCTTTTGTTTGTCTCCAAATAACCCATCTTGAAAAACCGGTTATTTCGGAAATCTTCTGACAAGTAATATCATGCCTTAAATTTATATTGGC